CCTTCCATAATCATTTTGATTGTGTCTTTCATTTAGTTTCCCCCTATTAATGAACAAAAATCGGAGTTTTTCCGACTTCGTATAATAACTATAAGGCAAAATCAAAAAAATCAACGAGTATATAAATATATATCCCTATTTTTTAACTATTTACTATTTATTGTTAGGTAAAAACTATGGCAAAAGATTACGAAATATTCGAGGGTAAAACCCTATCAGATGTCTTCAAGGACATATATGATAATTCCAAAACCAATAAACAACAATTAGAAGTATTGATGAAAGAGGTTGTGGGATTTATCAAGGACGGAGATACGGCCGTTCAGATAGTTCCTATGCTAAAAGAGTATTTAGAAATCAATGTCAAGAACGACGAACAACTTGTTAAGTTGGCAACAATCGTTCAAAGAATTACAGCAGCTGAAAAACGAATGACATCTGACGATAGTGAGTTCGGTTTATCAGAAGCAGAAAAAGAACAACTGATGAGTGCAATAGAAACAGATGTTCAAGAGTTACAAATCAAAAAAGACGAAATAGAAAGTTCTATCAGTAAGGAAAGTTAAATGGCTTATACAACACCAGGCGAAGGGTCTGGACTTGATTCAAATTTTGATACTGGAGCATTAGTAACAAAAGGTGAATTATATGCAATACTTGCACAACTAAAAGAAACTCAAAAATTTTATGAGTTAGAAATTTTTGAAGTTGTTAGTGTTGACGAAATCAATGTGGGTGAAGTTACTGGTAGGTATGTTGTATCTGAGCAAGGTGATGCAATTACAGATATTGAAAATAGAATATTTTTACCATTAAATTCTAACATAGTTCAGTTTCCATTACGAGGTGAATTGTGGTTAGGTATGGCGTATAATGCAAATCATTACTACTTATCAAAATTAAGTGAAGATATTAAAGATGTAAACTTTCAAGCTTTTAACGAAAGCACAAAAATAGAAAATATTACAGATGATGTATCAAGAGGTGGAAACTTTGTGGATATTAAACCATCATACGCAGATGTTAAAATTGGTGATACATTATTACAAGGTAGATTTGATAATTATATTATTTTAGGTAGTGATAATGATAATGAGGGTGAAATCATAATTGATAACAATAGTTCATTCATTACTATGACCAATGGTGATATACCAACAACAATATTTAATTCTGATAGAATAGAAATAAGAGCTAATACAGATGAATTAGATTTGTTAGCACAAAAAGATTTAAAGTTAGCTTCAATAGAAGGAGATGTTTTAGTTCAAGGTAATAAAAAACTTACATTAGAAGTTAAAGATAGTCAAATGGATTTTATAACTATTAATGGACAAAAAAGGGATATAGCAAATCCAGACGGAGATATAATGTTACCTAAGTTTATAAAAGAAAGAGCTGGAGATTTAAGACCATTGGTTGAAATTTTTAAATTAGAATTACAGGCATTACCTTATTTAATATTACCACCAGTATTACCAGGTGGAATACCTAATCCAAGTTTTATGATAGGTATGAAAATTAAATACGATGCGATAAAATTTTATATAGAAACGATTAAAAGATTTATAAATTTAGAATGGTTACCAAGATTTGATTTTGAAATGGTGAACATTCAAGAAGTCGTAGAGGAACTTGGTTTACCAGGTTTACCAGGACTTGACGCACTTGGTGGATTTGATGGCGTTGTATCTGATATAGCTGGAGCAAAAGCTAAACTTGAAGTTATGAAAGGTGTAGCAGATGGTATAGCACAAAGTTCACAGCAAGTAGGTGGTCAATTAAATTCAATCGTAGAAAGTGGAGAAGTAGAACCAAGTGATTTTATAACAACACTTGATGAGTTTGAAAGTAATACAGATAACCCACCAATAGATACAACAGATGTGAGAGATATTATATCAGATGGTGCTGATTCAAAAGAATTACAAAGATACTTTTTAAATGGTGGTTCACCAAAATTACAAGAATTAGTAAGAAATGCTGCACAGGGTCAACAAGATGTAGCACAATTAGAGCAAGTAATTAATCTTGCAGAAATATCACAATTAGCAAAACAGGAGTAATAATGGATAAAAATAAATTAAGAAATATAATTGAATTAGTTGTTCGCAAAGAAGTTAAAAAACAACTTAGCGAGATATTTATTAATGAAGAAAAAGAAATCAAATTAGCAGAAACGATTTCTAAACCTAAACCTAAAAAGGTTATCAAAAAACCTAAAAAACAATACACAAAAAACACAGCGTTAAATGAAGTATTGAACCAAACCAAACCATTAGGTTCACCAATGGAAGATGAATATCCATCATTGGGTGGTGGAGTATTAGGTAGTGATAATATGGCAGAAGTATTAGGTTACGGAAATTTAGGTCGTGGACAGAATAAAGAAAAAGCAAGAGAAATGGCAGCGGTTGATTCAATTAAGAAAGCAGGTGTAAATGTGGACCAAGTGCCAGAAGATGTTCAAAATGCATTAACTCGTGATTATTCTGGTTTGATGAAAGCAATTAATAAAAAGAAAACAGGTGAAGGTGGGTTTAGACCATAAGGTAAACAATGGCAAGAAGTGTAAGAGAAATAGATAGAAATGATGACAAGTATGTTGGAATAAGATTTCCATTGGACCATAGTCCAGAGGGATTTTTCTATAAAACGAAAACCGTATTAGAACAATCAAAAGCAAATCTTAGAAATCTATTACTTACCACACCAGGTGAAAGAGTATTTCAACCAAACTTTGGAAGTCGTTTAAAAAATATTGTCTTTGAACAAGGACAAGATATTCCTAATAGGGTTGATGAAGCTATTAGAATAGCTACTGATACTTTCTTACCTTATATCAACATTATAAATGTATTCACTATACAAGAACAAAATCAAGTCAATATTCAGGTTGAGTTTTCAGTAGCACTTAATCCAGATGTAATTGAATTATTATCATTTGACTTTAGAATTGGAGAATAGAAATGTCCGACTACGGAACAAATAAAAAAACATTATCAAAAGAAGTAAATTATCTCGGTAGAGACTTTACAGATATTAGAGAAAACTTAATAGAGTTTGCGAAATCATATTTCCCAAATCAATATAATGATTTCAATGAAGCATCACCAGGTATGATGTTTGTTGAAATGGCAGCGTATGTTGGTGATGTATTGAATTACTATGTTGATAACCAATTCAGAGAAACTTTAATTCAATTCGCAGAAGAAAGAAAAAATGTATTGTCAATTGCACAATCATACGGATATAAACCAAGATTAGCATCACCTGCTATTGTTGAGATGACATTTAGTATTGATGTTCCAGCAGTATCGATTGACGCAAATAATTACAAACCTAATTTAGATTTCGCAGGAAAGATAGAATCCAATTCAACTCTGGTAGCAGGTAATGGAACAGAATTTACATTATTAGATGATATTGATTTTAAAGTATCGAGTTCATTAGATAATATGGAAATAAAAGCATTACAACCTACATCAGGTAATATTCCTACAAACTTTAGATTAACTAAAAAAGGTATGGCTCAATCTGGTATTAGAGAAGAAGAAACATTTTCATTTACTAATGCAAAAGAATTCGATAAGATAATTTTATCTAATGATAAAGTTACAAATATAGTTGAAGTTACAGATAGTGAAAATAATAAATTTTATGAAGTTCCGTTTTTAGCACAGGACACAGTTTTTGAAGACGAGGAAAATTCAACACTCAATGACCCAGCGTTATCTGAATTTAAAACTGATACACCTTATTTGTTAAAATTAATAAAAGCATCAAGAAGATTTACAACAAGAGTTCGTGATGATAATAAAATGGAATTAAGATTCGGTTCAGGTATTAGTGATAATGCAGATGAAGAAATAATTCCAAATCCAGATAATGTTGGTTCAAGATTAGGTCTTGGTGTATCAAGATTAGATGAGTCATTTGACCCAAGTAATTTCTTAAAAACAAGAACATTTGGATTAGCACCAAGTAACACAACACTTACCGTAACTTATAATTATGGTGGAGCAGTAGAACATAATGTATCAACAAATAGTATAACATCTTTTAATAGACTAACTTATACTAATCCTACAACAGGATTGGATGCTGACCTACTAAATGCAGTAGAAGCAAGTATCACACCTATTAATGAAGAACCAGCTTCGGGTGGGGCTTCAACAGAAACCATTACAGAAATAAAACAAAATGCATCTGCTTACTTTAACGCACAAAATAGAGCAGTTACAAAAGCAGACTACATAACAAGAGTTTACTCTTTACCACAAAAATATGGTAATGTAGCAAAAGCATTTATTGTTCAAGATGAACAATTAGAACAGAATGGACAATTAGTTATTAATGATGGATTAGTAGTTGATACGAGAAGTCAAGGAACAGAAGTTAAAAATCCATTAGCACTAAATATGTATTTATTAGGATACGACTCAACCAAAAGTTTAGTTAGATTGAATAGAGCAGTAAAACAAAATGTTAAGACTTATCTTTCACAATATAGATTATTAACAGACGCTATCAATATTAAAGACGGATACATAATTAACTTTGGTGTAAAATATAATATTGTTACAAAGAGAGGGTATAATAAAAATGATGTATTGTTTAGAACAATACAAAAAGTAAAAGAATTCTTTCAAGTAGAGAAGTGGCAAATGAATCAACCAATTATATTGAGTGATTTAGCATATCAGATTTCTACTTGTGAGGGTGTAGTATCATTAGTTCCACCAGCAGAAAATAATCCAAACAACGAACTTATACTTATTGAGAATAAGTTTGAAACAGGTCTTGGATATAGTGGTAATACTTATGATATGTTATCAGCTACAAAAGACGGAATCATTTATCCATCATTAGACCCAAGTATATTTGAATTAAAAAACCCAAATAGCGATATTGAGGGTAGAGTAGTGGGAGATAGATAATGCATTATTTTGAATTTGGTAAAAGAGATACAACACTTTATTCAGGTGGAACAACAGCATCAAGAAATACTGGTATTGATGAAATATTGGAAATTAATAAAGTTGTAAACAACAATGGTACGGTAGGTAATGTATCAAGAGTATTGATTGACTTTGATTTAAGTTTTATCTCTAAGTCTATACAGGACGGGAAGATACCTTCTACTGCAAAATATTATTTAAATTTATATGACGCAACATCAGAAGAGGTTGAAGTTGAACAACCACTACACATTTATATGGTTAGTGGTAGTTGGAAACAAGGTTCAGGAAAACTTGACCACGACCCAGTAACTGATAATGGAGCTACATATCAATATAGAAACCACGAAACAAAAACACCTTGGATTACAGGTTCAGTATTGACTGAAGGTGGTTCTTGGTTTACTGCGAGTAATGGTCAATATGAAGTTAGTTCATCTTATGATTTAACATTTGATAAAAAAGATGTTAGAGCAGATGTAACAAACTTGGTAAACAATTTCATTTACTCAAGTTCAATTTACCCGAACAATGGATTTATCGTTAAGAGAGAAGATAGTGGTTCTTATGGAAACAATCACGCAACTGCAAGTTTTGATTTCAATACAGGACAAGAGGGTGATAGTTCAAGATTAGGAAACCTAAAATATTTTTCAAGAGAAACACATACAATCTATCCACCTAAGTTAGAAGTTGAGTGGGACGATTCATCTTGGAACTCAGGAAGTTTATCACCATTAAGTTCAACAGACTTAGAAAGACTAAAAGTTTATTTCAAGAATATGAAAACAGAATATAAAGAAAAATCAATTGTAAAATTTAGAGTCGTTGGTAGAGAACTTTATCCTTCATCAAGTTTCAGCGCAACACCAAGTGAGTTAGGTGTTAAATATTTACCAAGCGCTTCAGTAGAGTATGAAGTAAGAGACGCTGATACTGAAGAAGTAATCATACCTTTTGGTAGTGGTTCAAGAGTTAGTTGTGATTCGGACGGAAACTTTTTCCGAGTTCAAATGAACGGACTACAAGCAGAAAGAGATTATCGTTTTTGTATTAAGGTTGTTAGTGGTAGTGGAACAACAGACGAACAAATAAACTTCTATGATGATAATTATGAATTTAGAGTTGTGAGATAACAATGCCTTATTTACCAAGTGAAGCAGCAAAAAAATCTAAAGTATATAGTAATGTACTTAATGGTCCTGAAATAGAATATCAAAAGGAAATAGACTTTTTAAAACAACAACAAGCTATTTCTGGTTCAGTAGATGCCAATACACCACTTAGAGATGATGAGGGATTTTTAGTTTCATTTGAGGGTGAAACACCAGGTGTTTCATTAGAAGAAGAATTTGAACAAGTTCGTTTAGAAAATGCACAATACTTTTTTGAGGGAGAAATTGACAACGAATTTACACATTACTTTCAACCCGAAGAAGACCCAGACGAAGATGATGAGGAAGAAGATGATACTACTGAAGAAGCAACAGACGAACAAGTAGAATTCCAAATGACAAAACGAGATAATCTAATTCAAGTTATGAATGTTTACTTTAATGAAGAATTTACACCAGATATATCAACTGATAAATTACACTCACTATTAAAGGAGTTTTTTAATATAGAAGGTAAGAGACCACCATTGAAATTCAAGGGGCTCATTAGAAATAAAAGAAAATATAAAAACGCTGAAGGTTGGGAAGAATTTAGAAAAGATAAAATTAGTGTTAAAAGATTTACAAAAAAAGGAAAAAAGAAAAAAATGTTCGGTGGTCGTGGTCATAGACACAACTATCGTTCTTTAAAAAAAGATTTAAACTCTTATCAATATGATGATGTAATTAACATGCAATTGTATCATACTAAACGAGGACAAGAAATTTGGTTACAATTAGGTTTTCCATACCAACCGGATGAGGCATAATGGCATTAGAATACGGATTTACACAACAAGAAAGAAACCAATACTTTAATCCTGAAAAGGTTTATAGTAGTTGGGGAAAAGACTTTGAAAGCGATTTTATGGTTCTATATGTTTATGATATGGAAGGTAGTTTCCTTATCAGTAAAATTATGGGTCTTAATGAAGTTAACTTTCAAAATGACGGAGATTTTATAGACCTTGATGTAGGACAACACCTAAGAGATTTAGGATTTAGTGAGGGTGATTATAATGTTACATATAAGTTTCTTAGAAGATTAGCTGGTAGAGAAACTACTCAATTTGTAGATAGTAAAGGAATAATCTTTGATGGACAAGTTGATAGAGATGTAGTAAATGATGAAGTAAAGTTTTTTAAATCTACCGGAGATGAATCAGATAAGAGTAGTCGTGAGGAAGTATTCATAAAAGAAATGAAATACAAACTTGTAGAAACATCACCAGACAGAACAGAATTTATATTACAACTTGATGATAAAATAAAAAATTCAGAATATATACACGAGTTTGCGGAAATGGGTGAAATGATTCAATACAAACCAGTAAGTAGACAAAATATGGGTTCTATAAAATTTGAGCCTAAAGACCCGCAGGTTTTAGAGTTTGACATAGACCCAACAGATAGAGGATTTACACAAAATATGGTAGGTGGTCAAATCGTTATACCAAAACTATATAAAGTTGATGGAGATGAAGATACTGA